AGCGGGGACACCACGTTGCGGTAGACGCGGTAGATGCTGAACAGGTCGAACATCGACTCGCCCACCACGAGGGGCACCCCCGGCTTCGCCGCGTGCTCGCCGAGCCACACCTGGGGGTGGCTCCTGCCCTGGTAGGTGTAGACGAGGTACTTCGGCTCCGCCCCCGGCACCACCGTGCGCCCGTGCAGGCCCCGGAGCTTGCCCTCGAAGTCGCGCACCGGCACGCACACCCTCATGCGGTGTGCGTCATACCGCACGCCGAACGCCCCCCACGCCTGCGGGGCCACCCCGCGCCCCACGAGGTACTTTATGGCGACGACGGACGCCGCAGCGAGTTGGAAGCTGTCCAGCCACCACTCGGGGAAACCCTCGGGGTCGGTGTCCGCGCCGCCGGACAGGTAGTCGTCGAACCCCGGCGTGCCGGCCGGGATCGCGGTGTCGAACTTGTCGGACACCTCGGACAGGAAGGCCCACGCTGCTGCAAGCTGCACAGCGGGGAGCTTGCCGGACAACTCGATGAGCAGGTCCCCCGCGTCGCCGTGGAACCCGCACGAGAAGCAGTTCGTGCGCGACGGCTTGTTCGCCACCACCTCCACGCCGAACGACGGGTGGTGGTCGACCCCGCCGCCGTGCCGCCACGTCAGGGGGCAGTGCGCCGTGATCCAGCCGCGACGCGGCGACGGCTGCGCCTTGACGTCCAGCCCACCGAGGAAGTGGAGCACCTCCTCCTTCGTCACGTCAGGACCGCCCGCAATGGCGGAACCCGCTGTGCAGCATGCCGCCGATCATTTGGCGGCCCGCACGTCCTCGACGACGGTCATCTTGCGCCTGCCCGTGCGCCCGGAGTCGAGCACCTCCTCGACCTCGATGCCGGTCATGTACTTCTCCAGGTCGCCGATGCTGACCTTGGCGACCTCCATGAACACCTTGTGGGTGAGACGCTTGCGCACGGCCTCCAGGTCCCTGATCGACCGGACGAGGGCGCGCTGGCCGAACCGAACGGTGCGGCCCAGCACCGACACGTTGAACTCCTCGTCGGCCTTGCCGTACTCGGTCGCCACGGCCACGGCCACCGCCGCCGCGTCGGACGCGGCCTTCACGGCCTTGCCGTACTTGACCACCGCCGGGTCGGCCTCCAGCTTCTTGACCTCGGCCGCCGCCTTGAGCGCATCGCGCACGGCGTCCTTGACCGCCTCATACGCCTGCTCGGTGACGACACCGAGGGCGAGCGCCCCCGCCGTCGCGTCCGGCGCGGCCTTCGTCTCGACTGGTTTGGTTATCACCTTTACGGCCATGGTGGCCTCCTCTGGTTGTTGGGGGCGCGGTGCCCCCGTGGTTAACAGCGGCGGAGCGACGCGGCGTGCCGAAGCTCGTCGCGCTTGTCCTCCCCCAGGCGCGACGCGCACCGGGACGAACAGGCGAAGGCTTCGAGGTCGCGGTCGTAGTTGTTGGTGTCGTCGCCGCAGTTGGCGCACTCGGCCGCGAACAGGCGGGACGCCTGCATGAACCTGATCGGCGTGTTGAACATCGCACCCTCCGTGGTGTTGAGGTCGGGACCCTAGCTTCCCCCCGACCCCGTTACAAATCCTTTCCTCACCCCCCGCCAGAGCCACACCCAGATGCTTGGGGGGCGGCCTGGGGCGCACCCAGCGGCCCCCGACACGGCACGCACGTACGGGCAGATTTATGGGGTTCCCTGGGCATCCAACCGGCCCGGCTGCGACACCCCGGTTCAACCACCGCCACATCGCCGCACACCCGCTCACTCATTCTGAAGCTCCTTGATCGACTTCGGCGTGTGCTCGGTGAAGTCCATGGTCGACCAGGACCAATTGACCAGGAACTCCCCGGTCTGGCCGTAGCGCCCCTTCAGCACGGTGACCTTGCGGTGAAGGATAGTCTCCACGGTCTCGGACTCGAACAGCCCCATGACGAGGGACGAGTGCTGCCCGACGGCGTCCGAATACCCGATGTCCTCCAGGTCGACGGCCCCGCCCTTCTTGGTCTTGAGCTTCTTCGCCGCGTCGCGCGAGAACTGCCACGTGGCGAACACCGGCAGACCGAGGTCGCCGCACAGCACGTTCTTGATGAGGTCGCAGTTCTCCGCCACGCGCTCGTACCGGTTGCGGATGTTGGGGTGCCTGAGCAGATAGGCCCCGTCGATGTAGATGCAGTCCACGCCCAGCGACGTCGCGAGCGACGCCACGTCCTCCACGGTCGCGGCTAGGTTGCCGTCCACCACCCACAGCGGGGTGGCCTGCCCCTTGGCCTGGGTCATCGCGGCCTCGAACTTGGGCTTCGATTTGGTGGTGAGCAGCCCGCCCTTGATCTGCTCGAACGGGACGCCCGCGTGCGTGGCGGCCATGCGCTGTAGTATCGGGAGCACCTTCATCTCCATCGACACCACGAGCGGGGTGCGCTTGTCCTCGGCCCACGCCCGCCGGGCCGAGTAGATCGCCAGCATGGTCTTGCCCATGCCCGGCCGCGCCACCATCGAAACGAGGTCTCCGTCCACGGCCCCGCCGTACTTGACGTCCACCGAGTCCCACCCGAGGCGCAGGTCCGACGTCTCCCCGGTGAGCTTCGCCAGCATGTCGCCCTTGAGCAGCAGGCCGGACTCGCGGAAGTCCACCACGTGGAGCGCCCCGGCCTCCACCTTGCGCAGCGACGCCACGGCGGCCTCGACGCGCTGACGCGCGAGCTTGGCGTGCTCCTCCTGCTTCGGCCCGCCCTTCAGAAGCTCGGCGATGTCGGCGTTCATCTTGCGGAGCGAGGTCTGGACGAACCGCGAGTGTAGCTGGTCGTAGTAGAACGACAGCGGCTCCGGTGGTGCAGTTAACTGCACCTTGAGGTTCTGCTGCACCGTCGCCGGCTGCGGAACCTTGGAGTGCTTGCGCACGAAAGCATCGACGAACTCGAACACCTCCACCTCGGCGTCCTGAAACATCTCGGGGGACGGCCTGAACCGCACGTAGTCCTTCAGGGACGCACCCACCGCTGCGGCCAAGAAGCGCATCCCGGCCGTGTCCTTGCTGAACGCAAAGCTCATTTTTTCCCCACCACCTCGAAGTCGCGCACGAGGTACGCCACGCCCTGGCCGTACGCCGCCACGAACGCCCCCCAGTCGTCCACATGGATACCGGTGTGCTGCATGGCCCGCTCCACCAACACCGCCGCGAGCGCCTGCACCCGCCAGTCCGGCACGCGGGTCGAGGCCGCCGCATGCACCAGGGGCACGAACAGCACCGAGCACTGCGGGGCGTCGCCGTCGCGCTGCGCCGCTAGGTACTCGTCGAGCGTCACCACGCGGGCGTCGATGTAGTTGCGGATGAACTTCGCCGCGAGCGCCTGCATGCGCCGGACGGCGGGGGGGTCCATGTTGCCGACGTAGAGGATGCCACCGCCCTCGCCACGGTGCGCCCGCTCGGGGTAGGCGTTGGCCCACTTGACCTCGCCCGGCGAGCAGTGGTCCTCGGCGCGCTCGGCCAGCATCGCCACGGGTATGCCGGCGATGCGCGCCCAGCGCGGGGCGTCCTCCACCAACCGGTCGTGCTTGCCGGGCTTCAGCACCCCGCTCTCGAACAGGTGCGCGTTCGCCGCGACCGCCTTCGCCTCAGCCATCTCCAAACATCCCCTTCAGGTCCTCCACCGACACCGCCGCGTCCTCGGGCGACGGCGCGGGGGCGTGCTTCGGCCCCGGCGCTGGGGCGTTGGTGGCGAACGACGCCCCCGAGGTGTCGGTCTTGGCGTCGAGGTGCGCCACGAACATGTTCACCGCCACCGAGACGTGCTTGACCAGGAACCCCACCGACGGGCGGGTGGGCACCGCCGTCATGCCCGCCTGGAGCTTCACCGACGCCGCGAACTCCGCCCAGCGGCCCACCACGAACGCGATGAACCGGAACCGCACGTCCGGCGACAGGTGCTTGAGCGCCCACCTCAACTGGCCCATGCGGGCCACGGTCCACACCTCGCAGGCCCCGCCGTACCTCCGCTGGTGCTCGTAGGCCCACGCCACCGAACAGCGGCGGGGGGACGGCACCCCCTCAAGGTGATTCCTTGGCGGGGAGGTCCTGACGTCCCTCACGCTCTTGCCCACCACCTTCATCGTCTGACCCCCACGTCTGACCCGCCTCGCGCGCACGCGCGTAGATGCTCGGTAGAGCATCCCAAATAGGTACCCTTAAAGTGTGGTCCACCCTCTAACGTGTACCTACTGTGATGAACTTGATGGTTTTCATCCGTCGCGCGCCCGCGCGGTGCCGGACCCTGTGAAGTCGTCCACGCGTGCGACACGGCGGGTCTACCTACGCGGCGTCCGGGTCGTCGTCGTCGTCGTCCGTGTGGTATGGGTCCCCGTTCGTCACCTTCGGCTCGGCCCCCAGGGCGGCCAGCGCCTTCTCGGAGTCGGTCGGCTCGGGCAGGGGGAAGGTGAGCAGCTTGGCCGTGCCCCCCGCGGTGGCCTTCGGCTTCTTGTCGTGGGGGTGCCCAAGCGGGTGGCCACCGCCAGAGGCGGCCTCTAACATCTGCTTGATGGTGACGAACTCGGGGTGCTCGGTGTGCTTTTTGGTGACGAGGTTGACGTTGTGGAAGGCGGTGGTGTCGGCCACCCCGCCCATGGCCTCCAACTCCTCGTCCTTGAACCCGTCGAACCACGCGGTCGAGAACAGGAAGTGCCCCATCCAATCGGCGAGCACGTCGGGGGAGATGACTAGGTGCTCCTTCTTGATCTGACCGGTGATCTGTTCGGCGAACACCTCCAGCATCTTGAGGCCCTTGATCGCCGTCAGGAGCACCTGCGGGGTGCCGCTTGTGAGGTCAAAACCGGTCACCACCTCGAACGACGCCCGCACGGTGTCGACCTTGTAGAACGGCAGCCCCGGCCACGACTCCACGAGGCCCTGCTGCTGGGGCATGGTCACCACCTTCATCAGGTCGACTGAGAACTTTGCCGATGGGTCGTTCGTCCAAAACGAGCGCACCCGTGCGCCCACCGCCAGCCCGGTGGGCACCTTCATCAGGAGCGCCTTCGCCGCCAGCGAGATTTTGAAATTGCGCGCGATGACCACGTAGTCCAACTGCTTGTCGGACCCCATGACCATGTCGACGTTTTTGATCGCATCCTTGCCGCTCATATAGACCTCCGTGTCCGTGCGGTTGATGGGGAAGCGAGCACGGTGTCGCTCAATAATGGGGCGGGGTCAAGTGCAATTAACTTCACCCTGACCCGCGCACCTTGCGCTTCACCAGACGGCGGGCGCACTCATACGCGTCGGCGTAGGACATCACGCCGCCCGGCACGGTGTTGTTGACGGCCAGCGCGGCCTCGGCCGCACCCACCTGCCACCCGAGTTTTAGGCACACCGACGACACGAACGTGACCGCATTGGCGTACGGCAGGCCGTCGAAGGTCAGCACCCGGTCGATGCGCCCTGCGCGGTAGAGTTCTGGCGGAACCACCGTGAGGTCGTTGCACGTCATCACGGTCAGCACCCTCGACGTGTGCTCCTGGAGCCACCACAGAAACGACGAGAGCATTCGGCGCACCGTGCCAGTGTCGTCGTTGCCCTGCACGAACAACTTGTCCACCTCATCGAACAGGACCACGCACGGCTCCTCGTGGTCGAGGCGGTGGAGCACGGCGGAGAACGCCCGCTCCGACTCGCCCTGCCACTTGGTCATGGCGGCCCCGACGTCCACGCGGTACAGCGGCACGCCCATGTGCCGGGCCACGTGCTTGGCCCCCTGCGTCTTGCCGTTGCCGGGTGCGCCCGTGAACATCAGCCCGCGCGGCCGGAGCCGGGGGTCGTCGTGCAGAATGAAGAACTCGTCCTCCTCCTGAAGCCACGACTGGAGCCCGGACGGCGGCCAGTATATCGCGGAGTCGGTGTCCACCTGCTCCAGCCCCGCTATCGAGGTCCGCAGCATCTGGCGCGTGCGCATGGCCCCGGCCGCCGTGAGCGACCCGTCACGGGCCTCGGTGATGCGCACCACCTCAGACACCTCCTTGAGGGTGAGGCCCCCCAGCGAGCCCGCGACGGCCGCCACGACGTCGTCCCCGAGGGCGGCCTCCTTGAGCGCGGCCAGCACCATCTCGCGCGGTACGGGCATCTCCCCGGCGTCCAGGGACATCGGCGGGACGTCGGTGAAGTTCACCAGCACCAGCGTAGACTCGCGCGACACCAGGGTCTCGTACACCCGGTCCCAGTCCACGTCGGCCTTGGCGTGCTTGGCGTACATGAGGGACGGCACGGTCACGTTCTTGACCGTGTGCAGGTAGGCCACGTCGGCCACCCAAAGCGGGTGCCGCCCCGATATGTGCCGGAGCACGGTGCCCACATTGAACGGGTCGGTGGTCCTCACCGCGATGAGCGGCAGGCCGCCTTTGATTGCCAGATCGAACATTCCGTGTCCCCCTCCTTGGGTAGCTGAGGGGGCCACCATAGCACGGGCGGTGGCGGGGGTGGTAGCGGAAGGTGCGGCCGGTTAATCTACCAACGAAGGCTGTGTTTAACCATGCTCACGGTTGATCGGGACACCCCAAACTTTGCCGCAAGCACCACCCCTCTCTCCCCGACCGCAAGACAAGTGCGTATTTCAGCCACGACGTTTTCGGTTAGTTTGGTCCCTCGTCTATTGTGGGTCTGCTCTTTCATGGTGGCCCACCGACAATTCCATTTTACATACGGACCATCGTTGTTCTTGCGGTCCAATGTTAGACCAACTGGCCTCTCGCCCATGTCGTACAGGAAGCCTTCAAACGTCTGCCATGCTTCACATACGATGATACCGCGCCCGCCGTAGTTTTTATCTTGAAGATCATCACACCTTGCCAACATACCACGCCAAGATTGGTATGTCGGAGAACGACCCACCGTGTGGGCACGATTGTGCCCATGGATAATGGGCCTCCCCACTAAGGCAACCAATAGAAAGATATTGCCGTGGCGGCATTATATCCGCGCAGGGTGAACTTCTCGGGCGCGGCAAGCACGCGGATGGTCCCGGCCCCGGTGAGGTATATCGACCCGAAACCGTTGGACACCGCAGCCGGTGCCTCCGCCGCAGGCAGGCCGGCGATGGTCTGCGTGCCGGAGCCGTCGGTCGAGATCAGGAGGAACGTGCCGGCAATTGCATCCGCGTATGAGGTCGCGAGTTTGAACGTGTCGTTGTCGAGGCGGATGACCCAGTACGGCGTGTTCGCCGCCAGCCCGGCCGGAAGCGCACCGCCCGAATTGCTGACCGGGAACGGGCCGTCCCCGGTGGCGAACCCGTGCCCCACCGAGGTGAATATCTCGGTGGCGTTGGCGGCCGTGAACACCTTGCCCTTGAAGTCCCCGGTGCGGTAGCGCGCGGTGTTCGCGTCCACCCAAAGCACCAGCGCCTTCGCCCCGGCCGCAGGCCGCGCATACACCGTCTCGGTCTGGCCGAAGTAGGTGTAGATGTCCCACCCGACGGGGAGCGCCGCGAGCACCTCGGGCGGGGGCACGCGCTGGCCGTTGAGTCCGTTGTTCGGCATCCTAATTCTCCTCGCGGTAGTATTTCAGGATCGCGTTGACCTGCTGCACGTAGCGTAGCACGTCGCGCTGCCACTGCGCCATGGACAGCCAGTCCTGCTCCGACACGGCGAAGTACACGTACGATTCGGCGTCACCGTTTGCCACCAGCCGGTTCTTGGCCTCGGTCACCTCCGGCGTCAGCACCTCCACCCTGGGGGGGTTCGGCGACACCGGGGGCGGGGGGGCGGGGTGGAACCGCTTCACCGGCTCCGTCACACGCTGCACCTCCAGTCTCTCGACAGAACTCTGACATGAGGTGGCGAGTAGCATTAGTGGAAAGACGGCCCACGAGGCCCGGCTTAACCTCCGCCAGATGCTTGAGGCGGGTGCGGTACGAATCGAGTTTTGCATGGGCCAAATCCTTTTCAACGGTCAAGGCGTTCGCCTGACGGGACAGCGCGTCCATCGCCAGTTGGTCGGCGGCCCGCTGCTGTTTCAACACGCCCACGCTCTTGTTCAACTCAACGGCCGCGTCGAGCGCCTTCGCGGTCTCGCCCTTCTGCTCCGACAGGGCGGACACCAGCCCGTTCGCGCGCTCGTATTGCCACCACGCCGCGAGTCCAGCCGCCACCAGTGCCAGCGCGAGCGCCCCCATGACGTACGCTTTGAGTTGGGCGAACATGTCACCGCTTCCTCATGGCGTTGAACAGGGACACCGTATCGACGGTGCCCCGCAGCACGTAGCCGGTCATCACCGCTATCGAGTAGTACAGGCACGCGTCCACGATTGCCTTTTGAAGCTCGGTGTCCTTGCCGAACCCCGCGAGGTACGCGAGCATCAGCCCGCAGAACGCCAGCGACCAGACCACCATCCGCTTGGTGGTGGCCCGCGTCGGGAGCGGCGGTCCGCCCGCCTTGTCCGGCGCGGTGTAGTTGGTGTTCTCGGCCACGGTCACCTCGTCTGTTTGAGCTTCATCTTGAGCGCCTCGGCCTCGGACTCCCACTGGAGGCACGCGGGGCGCAGCGCACCGCAGTCATTTCGCCCGGTGCGCACCTTGGCCTCGTTGATCTGATTGTACTTGGTGCGGATGTCGTCCTCGACGATCTTGGCGTCGAGGCGCTGCTGGAGCGTGTTGATCGCCCCGGCCGTCTGCACCTCCAGGTGGTCGACGTCGCGCACCTTGGCGTAGTGCTCGTCCACGGCCCACGCACCACCCACGATGGTGCCCAACAGGCCCAGCACGGCGGAGAGCGCGGTGATGCTCACCTCCTGGCCCCCTACCCGAATCGAACGCGCATGCGCTCGTCCACCTGGGCCAGCGTGTACCCGGCCCCCTCCGGCCCGCCCTCCCTCGGCATCTGCACGTGCGGCCAATCGCTCTCCGGCCCCCGGTGCAGTCCGAACAGCTGCGCCTCCACGCGGTACTCCGCGTACCCGTTTATCCCGTCCACCAGCTTTTTGCTTGACCATTCAGATTTCCCGTCGACCAACCAGAAGCAGTCCACCGCCAGCCCCCACTGGTGCCACGACAGTCCGGGGAGCGCCTTCGTCACCTCGATGCCGCTGCACGGCCCTGCGGAGTCCAAGCAGTGCGACAGGTAGTTCGCCCCGGCCTGCCTGAGGCGCAGCGACGCCGCCTCGATGTCCTCGCGCGACCGCGACTGCCGCCACAGCTTGGCCTGCTCGATTGGGGTGCGCACCGTAAAGAATGGGCGCATCTCCACGCCGCGCTCCACGAGGTTGCGCAGCAGCGCCTCCACCTTCAGGCGGAATGAGTCGTCCAGGGCCTTGAGGTCGGCTGCCATGTCACCCCTCACGGCCAACGTATCGTTTTGAACGCCGTCACGAGCATGTCCAGCAGGTAGCCTATGATGCCGAACATGGACACCATCACGAAGGCCGCCACCGCGAGCAACCTGCCCTTCAACCTCCCGACGGACGTACCGACACCACCGATCTTCCTCTCAAGGTCCGTCTTGACGGTGCCGATGGCCGCCCGCGTGTCGATGTCGTGCTGCACGACCTTCCTGTCCAACCCGGCCACCTGCCCCGACAGGTTGCGGTGCTGCTCCGCGTTGAGGTCGCGGTTCGCCGAAACCTGCACCATGATGCTCTCATGGGCCTTCTCCCCCCACGCCTTCACCGCGTCGGCGCGCTCGATGGCCAGCTTGGCCATCAAAACAGGGTCCTCCTCGGTCACAGGTGCCCCCCGTAGGCCACGGTCATCCAACCCCACACCCACGCGCCGAACCAGAACTCACCCCAGCACGGCCCCCTGTCGAAGGTGTCCGACAGGCGCGGCGTGCGCCAGCCCAGTTCGTACATCAGCGGCATGCCGGCCCCAGTCACGGCAAACCACCAACCGCGCCACAACGGCACACCGGAGATGAGGTCGGCGAGCACCACCGCCGCACCGATGGCCGTGGTGAACAGCAGGCCGCGCACCATCAGCCCGAAGAACTCGCGCCAGAAGTCATGGCCGCTGTCCTCGCCGAACAGCACGTCGAGCGCCCCCGCCAACCACCCGTCGTCCCTGTGCGGCACACGCCCGAGGTCCATGTGGTCGGCCCACCCCAGCGCGAGCGACAGGTAGCACCCCACGAACAGCACCATGCCGATGCCGAGCGTGGCCCTAGGTGTCGCCGTTGGGTCCAACATGGCCATCAGCGACCCGGCCGTGGGCACGGCCCAAAACACGATACGCGCCAGCGTGGTGCTCCCTAGGCTCACGAACCCACCGCCCCTCGCGCGGTTCAGCAGCCCGCCGGTCGCGGCCAGTGCAACCACGGCCCACCACGGTGAAGTTAACTGCATCATTTCGAACGCACCCTCTGCTTCATGCCGGACACCACGTCCTCCGGGGTCTCCCCGGTGATGTCGGCGATCTTACCCACCAACGCCATGATGACCGGGTCACTGGCCACCCTGGCATCGATCTCATCCGCAACATCGACCACAGCCTCCGGTTCGGCCGCCTCGACGGCGGCCCGCTCGGCCGGCGTCGAGGCCGCTGCCAGCCGGCTGTCCGACGACCCGTCTGGGTTGGTGCGCGTGACCACCAACCCGGTCTGATCCGTGAACTTCCAACTCATAGCTCGGCCCCCGTGAACAGGATTTTTGCCGACGCGTTGGCGAGCAGCAGGGACGCACCCCGGCCGTCGGTCAGACCGGCTGCGACCGTCGCCGTCACCGCGCCGCCGTGGACGTTGGCGGAGACGAACGCGACCGCCGTGGTGGCGGTGTCGCCCCCGCTCTCCGACACGGCGAAGTGAGCCCCGTTGCTGACCGTGATCCCGGTCGGCGGGATGCGGGTCGGGACATCGAACATGATGTTCTGGCGCGACAGGGTGGTCGAGTCGTTCCACCCGACTCCGATTGGACCACCCACCCCGGCGCACGCCGGCAGGTAACGCCGACACAGAGCTAGCTCCTGCCCCACGCCGCGCTTCTCGAACTCCGTGGCCGCGCTGCCGATCTCCACCTGCACCAGCGCCAGCCTGAAGTTGTTGGCCGTGTTGTCGCAGCCGTTGACCTGATTGGACGTCGAGAAGAACTGCCCGGTCTGCCACGCGTTCGGCGTCGTCTGAAACGTCGAACCTGCGGTGATGACAAAGGCCACCTGCAGACCGCGCCCGGTGGTGTAGTCCCACGTGCCGGCCGCAGGCGACGCTGACACCGTGACCGTCGTGAACTCCCACGTGTCGGAGACGGCTTGTGTGTACTCGGCGACGTAGCAGCGGTCCTCGCCGGTGTTACGGAAGCAGACGCAGTAGGTGCCGGTCTTGGTGTGCTTGTGCCAGAACGACAGCGTGAACGCCCGCTGCGCGATGGCCTGGAAGTCGTAACCCTCCAGGCACTGCTGAATTATGGCGAAATCGCCTGCGGCGATGGACACATCGACGGTCGTGCAGTCCCACAGCAGGCACGAGTCGGTGAACACGCCTGCCTGCGCCACGGTCGGCGCGTCGGCCGACTTGGACACCGTGGCCAACATCGCGCCCGTGAAGATGTAGAGGAAGCGGTCGGCCGTCGTCAGACCGTTTACCGCCGCCGGGAAGCTGGTGCCGTACTGCCACGGGTTGGTCGAGAAGTCGCCGCCGTGGACCTTGTTCTTGAACCCACCGACACCGAGCGCTGCCACGCCGTTGACGTACAGCGCCTGGGCGTTGAGCGAGCCTGCCCCCTTGTCGCCACCCGTGGGCGAGCCCACCTGCACACCCTGCCCGACCACCATGCGCGCGGCCAGCACCGCGTTGACGAGGGTGCGGAAGTGCCACTCCGTGTACTCGGCCCCCGCCGCGACAGCCTTGATGCGCGTGACAATGTCGCCCCACACGTCGGTGCCGCCGCCGTTGTCCTTACCCTGCGCCTCGAAGCTGGGGCCGTAATCGTCGATGGCCGGGGAGGCGCTGTTGCGGAGCCCGCGAAACACCGGACCCGGCGTCGCCCCGGCGTCGGTGCTCGTCAGGAGCGTCTGGTCGATCAGCGAGAATGTGATCGCGTTCGTCGTCGGGTTGATCGTGACAACCAGGATGTCGTCGGTGCCGTCGTACCAATAAAGCTCCTCCGCCGTGCCGCTGACGTTCTTGATCCAGAACATCCCGGCCACCACGTACGACGGACGCGACGCCCCACGGTGGTTGCTGTTCTGCGCATCGCGGAAACCGCCCAACTCTCCGGCCAGATCGATGCCTGACGTGCTTGAGGGGTTGATGGTGCCGAAGTCGGATTGCGTCATCTCGTGCTCCTATACCGCCTCGTAGCCGTAGCCCTTGGCCACGTAGTCGAACTGTCGCTGCACGGGGGACCCCGCCGCATTCTTATACAAGACATCGAACCCCGTCTTGCTTTTATTTGTGACCACGCGATAGTCACCGGTCGCCATGTTCTCATCGTTGAACGCAAGCGCCTGGAGCGAATGGAATGACGGGGCAAAGTCCACCCTCAGGCCAGCCACCGTCGCGACGAGGTTGAGGCCCGACGCCACGCGGTCGTCCATGTCCACCGTGGCCTCGGCGATGGTCACGTGGATGTTGACGTACGGCTTCTCGCTGAACAGCAGCAGTTTGAAGCGGAACCCGCGTCCGGCGTAGTCGGAGATGGACGCGATGCTGAACGGCGTCCACGTCGGCGAACCGGTCGTGTCGTCGTCGGTCGTCGACACATAGAACTCGACGTCCCAGTCACCTGGGTCGAGGCCGTCCAGCGTTCGCACATCGGACAGGGCCAACCAACCGCTCATCACATTCAACACGTTTTCGCCGTACGCGTCGACGCGCGGTATTAACCTCGCCGTCGTGTACGGCGCACCCAGGTCAATCACGTTGTCGAACTCGTACCCACCCTCCGGCTCCAACCCACCCACACCGATGACCAAGTTCACCACGTCGGACAGGGCCACCCAGTCCGACATGAAGTTGTCCGCCGCCAGCGTCAACTCCGCACCCACCTTGATGGTGTTGGTCTTTACCCCGGCCCAGGCAGGCTCCTCCACCACCGCCTCCACGGCGTTGAAGCTGTCCAGAGAACTCGTGTTCGATACGGTCAAAGCGGCGTTGACGCTCTCAGACCCCGATAGGTCCACCGCCTTGATGAGGTATGTGCCCCTGTATGCGGGGACGGCCATGCCGGTGGCGGATCGGCTCACGCGGTCGATCATGAGTATTGAGGTCGACCACGATGCCCCGGTGACCGACGGGTCGTGCCTGATCTGGTAGTGCGACAGGTCGAGGTCGCCGACTGGGGACCAACCTAGATGCGCCACGGTGCCCACGGCGGACACATTGAAGTCCTGCACGTCGGCCGGGGGGGCGGACATGCCCAGGAGGCCCACCGACGCCCTGGTCTCCCACGCGGACGGCATCGACGTGCGGTCGAGGGCGCGTACGCGGAAGCCCCATGTGCCCGCGAAGGTGCCCACGATGTTCATCGACACGCGCTCGGTGATGCCGGCCGGGTACCAAGTGTCCTCGTTCGGGCGCATGTACTCCACCTCATAGCGGAACACGCGCGGGTCAGACGATGCCGTCCACGACAGGGTCACGGCGGACAGGACGGCCGGACCCTCGCGGTACAGCGTCTCGACCGTGGTCAGGTCCGACGGCTTGCTGAGTGGACCGCTGACCACGGTGAACGACGGCGTGTCGAACACCACGTCGGCCTCGGACTCGGAGAACTTGTTCGGGTTGTGCAGGAGCGCCGTGACCTCGTACACGCCGCGCTCGGACTCGCGGATCGCCACCACACGGAACGTGCGCGGGTTGACGCTGGTCGAGGTGACGCCCCACAGCCCGTGTATGCGCGGGGTCAGCGGAAACCGCCCCAGCATCTGCACGGTGGTGTAGGAACCGGGCGGCTCATTGATCGGCAGGTCCGACACCGTGCCGTCCACAAGCTCGCACGACATGGTGTAGGTCTGCCCGCCTGACACCACCACGGGGTCGTCCACCAGCACGGCGGACTCGGGGAGCACCCCGGCCGACGCGGTGTAGGTCCTGAGGTCCGACCCCTCCAGGAGGTGCGCGCCCCACACGGACAGCCCCTTCGCCGCGTCGCCCGCGTACGTCGCCGACGAGTCGGCCCCCACCCCGTCGGTGAGCGCCACGCGGCAGTTCAGTACGGCGTCGGCGGTGGTCTTTGCAGTTAACTGCACACGCCACCACCCGCCGCCCGCGTCGGACGCAAACGCCATCGGCTCGTCGAACGTGCCGAATGTGCGCACGTGGTCGAGCGCGCCGGTCGACAGGTCGACGCGGGCCTCCGCGCGGTTCGCGTCGCTGGTCCCGTAGAGCACCACGTACGCCCTGGTGCGCTCTGCCGACCGGAGGTGGACGGAGAACGTGAACCGCTGCGCCAGCGCCGCCTTCGCCGTCTGCTGCTCGGTGCGGTGTACGGTTGTGGTCGCCGCCTCCACGAGGCGGTCGGCCGTGGCCGCCCCGGTCGGCGCGTTGAGCGCATCGGGGGACACCGTGAGGTTGGACTTCGTCCAGGTGGCCTGCTGGAACTGCTCCGAGTAGAGGAGGAGGTTTGCGAGGTAGTCGAGCAGGCGTCCGCCGTTGCGCACCCCGGCGTAGTGCTGGTCGTACACCTCGATGACCGCGCCGGGCATCACATCGAGGTGGTCGAACTGGACCTTGTAGCTCACCGTCTCGGTCTCAAGCTGCTCGGTGAGCAGGAGCCACCGGCCGTACCGCCGCGCCATGCTGCGCGACGTGCATCCGAGGAGCACCACCTGCACCAGCCGGTCGCCGTAGCGGGCCAGCCCGTCCTGGTCCTCCACCACCTCGATGTCTCGCTTGTACCCCAGGAGCGGGTTGTTCCACGTCACGGCCGCCACGGTGTGCCGCGCCTTGCGGGCCGTCCCCGCATAGGCGAACATCCCGTCGAGCACGTTGGTGTTGTTCACCACCTTGAGCGGGGTCGAGGGCGAGTCCTGCACCGCCGTGATCGACCCCGACGACCAATAGACCATCCCACGGAACGCCGCCGCGATGGACTGGAGCACGCGCACCGCATCCTCGGCGGACATGAGTACGCCGTTGAACGTGAAGCGCGGCTCGGTCCCACCGAAACCGTCGTCCACCAGCACGTCGCAGTATTGGCCGATGACGTACAGCGACCACTTGTCGGCCATCGACGTGGACACGTAGTCCCCGAGGCCGTAACGCGAGTTGGTGATGATGTCGTACAGCACCCACGCGGGGTTGTTGGTCCACGCCACCTTGAACGTCCCGTCCCATATCGGCGGGTCGTACACCCTGGTCACCGGGTTGTAGTTGGTGGGGACCTTGATCTTTAGGCCGTTCACCTCGTACCCGCGCCTCGGGATGGTGCCCCCGAATAGCTGCGAGTCCACCGCCTGCCCCACCATGGCGCAGTCGGGGTACGTCAGGTGATGGTCTATTATCGCCGTGTAGCGCGTGAACCACGTCTGGCCCTGGTGGTTGGCCCCCACGAAGTCCGCAGACACGCGCCTCATCCTGACGTTCCACGGCGCGCTGCCGGTCAACTCTATGCGCCACGCGCGCTCGTACGTAGACGTGGTCTTGCCTGTGATGGTCTCATTCACCACCTCGACGTACCCACCGCCGGACGCCTGCACGTCTATCGCCACCTGCACCGAGGTGCCGCGCATGTCGCCGTTTGACGGGTCCTGAAAGAACAGGGCCGGTATGCGGAGCGTCACCCGCACGGCGTCGACGTCGTTGTCCGATATGGTGCGCACCGCCGGGGTGGCGTTCTTGACCTCGACGCCCACCACGATCTCGGACTCGACGTCCGACATGCCCGCGATCACGGTCTGATCGTGGAGGCCCTTGCGCTCCTCCCACACGACGCCCTTGAAGTTGTACGAGTCGTCCGGGTTCTGGAGCGGGGTCCCGTCGTAGAATATCGACTTCGCCCCGTTGAGCAGGCCCACGATCTCACCCTCGCTGATGAGGTCGATGAGCTTGGCGGTCGCCTTGGACCGGAGCGTGTTCGGCTCCTCGACGGGGGTGTGCCCGCCACCGCCACCCTTGCCGCCACCACCGCCCCCGCCCTCGATGACGGGGTAGCGCAGGCCCAGCCCGCCGTTGTGTACGCGCACTCCGTAGCAGATGAACGTGTGGTGCGGGTCGACAGTGATGTTGTAGACCGGCTCCGGCGGAAGCTCCTCGACGCCGATGATCGGACGGAGGTGGCCCAGCGCGTCGACCAGCGCGTCGTCGGTGCGCATGGTCCCGGCCTCGGCGAACGTGCCGTACTGGTTCAGCACCCAGTGGTTCGGCGTGACCACCACGCTGCCGTGCCAGAACCGAACCTTGATGAGAGCCTGCGGGTCGGGGTGCCGGTGCAGCGCGGACACCTTGGAGGCCACGACGGCACCTGACTCGATGAACGACAGCACCTCGTCGCCCGGCTTGAGCGACTCGATGGGCGCGAACTTGCCGCCAGCGAGCATGATGGGGGACCCGGCGGGGAAGCACCCCCCGCCGCCCGCACCGCGTATGAACACCGTGTCGCTCACACCGCCAACTCCTCGGTGGTGATGCCCGCCGATATGACCACCGACCCCACGCGTATAGGCCCGCCGTAAACCAGCGGGATGGCGTTGCCCGGCTCACCGAGGTTGACGGCCCCGTCGAACACGAAGCTCGGGCGCGCTGCGGCCGGCTCCACGGTCTCGTTGTTTGTGTTCGGGGACGGCGCGAGCATCATCGCCACGCCCGAGAGTGTCATCATCGCGCCGAACACCAGTAGGGACCCGGCCGTCACCCCCAGCGCCATCTCTCCAACCACAAGCTCGGTGCCGAGCACCAAGCTGCCGCCGCCGGTCGGGATCGCCGCGATGATGGCGATGGCCATGATGATGACCCCGAGGATCACCTTCATCGTGCCCTTGCCCCCACCCTGCACGGCGGGTATGACGAACAGGTCCCGGTCGCCCAGCGACATGTCCATCTGCCCCACGTCGAGGTCGCGCTCCTCGTCCCGGTTCCGGGTGACCACGTGGAACGCCCCGTCCCGGAGCACCCACCGGAGCTTGGGGAACTGGATGATGAGGGCGCGGAACGCCTCGCGCGGGGACACCACGTTCAACTCGATGGTCTGCCCCACGACGTCGGCCATGGCCCCGTACAGGTGGATGGTGCTCACGGTTCGTACCTCAGCCAATGCGTGATCTTTGACATATACGGGGACACCGGGGTGCGGCGGGACACCTGACCGTAGATGTGGTGGATGATCTCGCCGCGCCCGAGATACATCCCACCGTGGTTCGGAACGCCGTGCGTCGACAGCACCTCACCGAGGAAGCAGTCGTGCTCCATAAGGCCGCGCCCGTCCATCACCTCGGAGTCCGGCAGGCGTCGAAAGCCGTAGTCGCGGAAGTACGTGGCGTAGAGGTTGTCCTCGGGCTCGATCTTACCGTCCTCCTTGATCCACCACGCGTCCTCGCGCGGGAAGTCCTTCATCCGCACCTTGAGCTTCTGCCAGTAGTAGGCCCGCGCGAGCGCGAAGCAATCCATCACCCCATGGCGGAACTCGCGCCGCTCCAGCGGCACGTCGAGCAGGTGGTCGCCCCACCACCACGGGCGCTGCGCGGACGCGCCATTCGTCAGGCACACGCCCCACGGCAGGCCCAGCGCGATCTGGCCCACCATGTCCTCCTTGGTCGGGCAGTCGGGGGACAGGCCGGGACGCCGCCTGCGTTCGTCCTCCGGCTTGTCGGTGTGCGAGTGGACCACGGCCAGCATCTTGCCGGAGACGAGGTGGCGGGCGTACTCCTCGGGTTCTATCTTGAAGGCCCGCTCCGGCTCCTCCGCCACGTTCTCACACGGCACGTACGCGTTGCCCAGCACGGTGAGCAGCACGATGCCGCACGCCTCCTTCGGGTGGGCCTCCCGCGCATGCACCATGATCGCGTCGTCGACGTAGGGTCCAAACATCAGCCGCCCCCCGCCGTGCGGAACATGCCGACGCCGGGGAACCCGCCGAACGGCAGGTCCACATTGCCGAACCTCAGTATGCAGTCTGACAGCTTCTTGCCGCACACGTCCTGCGCGGACGCCACCACCTGACCACGCGCGTTGAACGTGGGTACCCCGACGTACGGGCACGTGGCCTTCGCATAGTCGAACGCCGCGCCGTCCCAGCGGCGGTAGCGGTAGCGGCACTGGCGGAGCACCTGACGGCCGGGCAGCATCTTGCCCTCCTGGTCCATCGCCGATGCAAGCTCCCACTCGATGAACAGCTTGGTCTGCGTGACCTTGCGCTCCACGAAGTAGACGTCGAGCGGGAACGTCTGCGTCGCGTCGGCGTACGGCTCAAGGTCGAGGTAGCGGGCGAACGTGCGCGTGCGCGTGACCTTGGCCCCGACCAAATCCTTGTAGTCGACGGCGTACCCCTGGAGCACTCGGTTCGCGTTGCCCACGCGGATGCGCGGCGTCGGCAGGGGACCCTTGCCGCTCCACTCGAACCCGGTGGCCTCCACCGCGATGTACGGGTAGATGTTGCCGCCGAACGACAGCAGCGCCATGCCGCGCTGGATCGGCTGGTCCGACGTTGCGAGGTAGGCCATCGCGTCGGCCCCGAGGTTGATCTGCGCCCCCCACACGTACGCCCCGCTGTTGAGCGTCCCGGCGTAGGCGTCGGTCGAGGCGGTCTCCGCCCCGGTGCTGAGGTGCGCGCGGACGGCCACCGTCTGCGACGCGTCCGACGCGAACGACATGATGAGCCTGTACCAGCCGTTGCGCAGGCGCGTGCTCCGCACCGACGACACGGTGAACCCGTTCAACCCGGCGGACAGCACCGCATCCCCGTTGTTGAGGTTGAACAGGGCGTGCGCCCGGTGGGTGAGGTCGTCGCCCACCACCACCAACCAGAGGTGCGCGCGCTCCGCCGCCTTGGCGTAGACCGACGCGGTGTATGCCGTGTACTTCGCGGGCTTCGCCGTGCCCACCCCGTACGCGGCATGCACGTCGGTGGTGGCGGCCTCCTTCACCTTGGCCGCCGTGAACGACGGCGACGGCGCGGCGACGGCACCAAGCTGCACCGTGGCCCCGGCCGTCGACCACTGGTCGAGCGCCTCGCTGTGCTTCGCCAGATTGGACGTGGGGTGCCCGGTGGTCGTGGCCCTAAGGATGGTCGGCACGTCGAACGCGTTGAGGTCCAACTCGAACAGTTCGATGTACGCGCCGGGGTCGAGCTTCTGCGCGGTCTCCAGTATGTCGCTCAATCGAACACCTCCTGGAAGTCGACCTGCACGCTGCGCAGCGAGCCTGGGATTATGGCGCGGCCCCACCGCGTGGCAATGAACAGTCGCGGGGACACCTCACCAGGAGGTGTCCAGTAGAACGACTCGCTGCCACCCTTGGCGCGGAAAAAGTTGATGAGGAGGTCGGACTCCGCGACGGTCAGGTTCGTCCACGTCGGCTTGGTGGTGAGCGGGTGCGTGTTCAGCCCGTCGGGTGCGCGCCCGGTCCAACCGTCCCCGAATTGCGCGTGCAGCACCTTGGGCTGCTCCTCCATCATCACACCGGAGTCGGGGCCGAAACCAAAGGCTGGGAGGGTGTCGGTCATCAGAACGACTTCTGCGCCAGCAGGCCGCCGGTGCGCGTGTTCTTGCGTAGGAAGTCGGCCATCATCGATTCGAACATGTCCTTCAGTTGCGACGACACCTGCGCCGCGAACCTCTCATCCACGCTGCTGTTCGGCCCGGTGTTGATCGTGATGTCGGCCTTGAAGTTGTTGACGTTGCCGCCACCGGCACCCGAGGCGTGGACCGCTAGGTTCCCAGCCGAGTCGCGGGTGAGGGGCATCACCGCCTCGGTCTGCCCGTGCTCGGCCCCGACGGCCAGCCCCTTGTCCGCGAAGAATATGGTGGGCTTGTCGATGAGGCCGCCCTGCGCGAGCCTCTTGACGCGCCCCGACGACACGCCACCCTTCTCCCAATACATACCGCCCATGGCCGCAGACTGACCGCCCGCCATCGAGGCACTGGCCCCGCCCCCGAACCAACTGGCCATCCCGAGGGCAGTGCTCGCCGCCTGCAGGGCTGGCTTGATGACCAGTTCGG